TACATCTACATCTTCTAACCCACTGATATATAACACTATTTGTACTACTACAATGAATACTATGGGGGATTAGGAGTGTAGGAGGGTATGATATATTGAAGGGGGGTGGGGGGAAAGATTGGATGTTGATAAATATGTGAGTGACACTGGACTATATTTTTATAGTTTTTTAGAAACAGAAGGGGTTGTCGTCCATCTTGTGATGGTCTCCCTAAGAGCTACCTTTTGGTGCGGAAAGACTATTAGGGGGATGTATATATTAAGAGCACTGCTCGTCCCGACGGGGACTCGCGTGAACACCCAATGGAGTATACTATATATATAATATATTAGTACTCTTTAAGGAGTACTAATATATATTAATATATTATTCATAATACTATAGTAATAGTATTACTCATAATATATATAGTCTTTAATTAATATTAGGGTACTACATCTTATACAATAAGTCAATAGTCTTTGATAAATATTTATTTGTATCTTTATTTGGAACAAAGTGACAAATAAGTTGACAACCTTAGTTGTCTTATGGTATACTATCTGTATACACTGTGTCTATAGCGATAATTAAGGAGAAGTCTCTTGGGTCATTTAGTCTATGTACGTTGTAAAAAGAATTTACCACATCAGCCTGGTCTATGGTCTGAGAAGAAACAACTGGAAGTTGTCACTACATACCTAGCACTAGGTAATCTAGCTGAGACTAGTCGTGTATGTAACATACCACTTCCCACTTTGAAGAAGTGGAAAGAGAAGCCATGGTGGTCTGAACTTGTAACCTCTATCCAATCAGGTGAGGGACAACGATCAGATAACAAGATGACTAAGGTGATTGATAAAGCCTTAGATCTAATCATGGAGAGAATGGAACAAGGGGATTATCAGTACGATCAGAAGATGGGTAGGCTTGTTAAAGTCCCACTGAAAGCACGTGATCTTGAGCGAGTTGCTGCTGGGTTGTTTGATAAACGACAACTGATACGTAAGCAACCAACGAATATCAAAGCAAGTGATCTAGGTCAAGCAGATCGTTTGTTGAAGCTGGCTGAACAGTTTGCAGTGATGGCTGGTCAGAAGCTTCCAGAAGAGAAAGTAATTAACGAGGCAATTGAAGGTGACTTCATTGTCAACAACGGAGTTATCGAAGATGCTTGAACTAATCTCTAAAGTGTTTGCTACTCGTGGGTATGCCCACGTAGCACACTGGTGTACTAAGAGTTATGCTGAGCATATGGCTCTTGGTGACTTCTATGAAGATGTTGTTAGTGGTATTGACAAGCTTGTTGAAGCTTACCAAGGTACGTTCGGTTTACTCAAAGGGATTACCCTAGAGACTGACGAACAACCAGAAGATATTGTCAAGCACATCTCTGCTGAACTCATCTGGATGAATAACAACTGTGAAGAGATTACCAAAGATCTTCCTGCCTTAGATAACATCTTACAAGAACTTCAAGCAGTTTATATGAAGGCTCTATACAAACTTAAGAATCTCTCGTGAGGATTTGTAAGAAGTGTGGGATAGAAAAATCCCTTACAGAATACTCCCAGAAGAATGCTAAAGGACGAAAACCTGGATTACAATTTAGGTGTAAATCTTGCTGCATTGAAGATACTAGATTGTGGAGAGAAGCCCAATCAGAAGAACGTATACGGGATTTGTATTATCAACGAACGTATGGAATCTCTTTAGAGGATTTTAATACACTACTTAGAAAGCAGCAATGTACATGTGCTATATGTAAATGAGAGTTAAATCTTGTGCATCTAAGTGCAGACAGGGCTGTTGTAGATCACGATCATGCTACAGGAAAGATTCGTGGTATACTGTGTAATGAGTGTAATAGAGGTCTTGGTTACTTTAGGGATAATAGTACAGCACTAGAATCTGCTGCTATATATTTAAAGGAGAACTCAAATTCCATTCATGACTAACGGGCATCGAGATTACAAAAAAGAACTTAACTGGGAAAAGACTAAAAAACCTAGTCGAGTTAAGGACAGGGCACAACGAAATGGAGCTAGGGCTATGGTAGCTGCTAAGAAAGGTGTCAAGGCTACTAGTCTCAAGGGTGACGTGGGCCACAAGAAAGCCATAGGTAAAGGCGGTAAGAACACCTTGGCTAATCTCTTTGTACAGAATGCTAGTAACAACAGAAGTTTTGCTAGGAATAAAGATGGTAGTATGAAATCTGAACTCTCTAAGAAAGGTAAGTGATGTCTTTCAAATCTGTACAGAAAAAGATTGCAAAGAAGTATGGTATGAAAGCTGCTGGTGCTATCCTTGCTAATGCAACACGTAAGGCATCCCCTGCGGCTAAGAAAGCCAATCCAAAACTGAAACGTGTTAAATGAAAATTACCTCTCAAGTTATTGAGGGATTTGTAGGTAGTTGTCTTCTTAAGGGTTTTGATGGGAGTAGTAAGATCCCAGAGTTTCATAAAGAGATGTGGGACATGTGTTGTTCTACTTACCCTTTCGTGGCGATCGCAGCGCCTAGAGGTCATGCCAAATCTACATCCATCTCATTAAGCTATGTCTTGGCTTGTGTCTTATTCCGTGAACGAAAGTTCGTTCTCTTGGTATCCGATACAGAAGCTCAAGCTGCTATGTTCCTAGGACAGATAACCCAGGAGCTACAAGAGAATAAAGATATCATCGAATTGTTTGGTATCAAGACAACAGAAGAAGGTATTGTAAAGTTCGAGAAAGATTCAGCAACAGATATTATTGTTGAGTTTGCAGACGGACAGAAGTTCCGTATCATTGCTAAGGGTAGTGAACAAAAGCTACGTGGTATGCTATGGAATGGAGCTAGACCAGATTTGATTGTATGTGATGACCTTGAGAACGACGAAGTTGTTATGAATAAAGAAAGGCGTGAGAAGTTTAAACGTTGGGTCTATGGTGCGCTGATCCCTTGTCGGAGTCAGAATGGCATCTTCCGTATCGTCGGGACAATCCTGCATATGGACTCATTTCTAGAAGGCTTGATGCCAAAAGAAAATGATAAACTCACTGTACACGAACCTTTAAAGACATACAACACTCGTAAAGCAAGTCAATGGAAAGTTGTTAAGTATAAGGCACATGATACAACCTTCACACAGTTTCTCTGGCCTGAACGGAGACTGCCTGATGGTTGTCCAGATGCTGCTACATACTTTTTAACTTTGCGACAAGACTATATAGATAGGGGTCTTGCTGATGTATATTCGCAAGAGTTCCTCAATTATCCTATTGATGAGACGAACACGTACTTCAAGAAGCAGGACTTCACAGCACTAAGAGAAGAGGACAAAGACAAACCACTAAACTTCTACATCGCTGGTGACTTCGCTATCTCCCAAAAGGAACGAGCGGACTATACAGTGTTGATTGTTGGTGGTATGGACGAGCATGGTGTCTTACATATCAAGAATGTTATTCGGGATCGTATGGATGGTCTGGAGATTGTGCAGACTATGATTGCATTGCAACGTACATATAACCCGATGGCTTTTGGTATTGAAGATACACAGATTACGAAAGCTGTTGGTCCATTCCTTAACAGGTCTATGATTGAACAGAATGTCTATCTAAACCTCTTACCACTCAAGCCCCATGGACAAGACAAGCAAACCCGCGCTCGATCTATTCAAGCCCGGATGCGTGCCGGGGCCGTTAAGTTTGATAAACATGCTGAATGGTATCAAACACTAGAAGATGAATTACTACGGTTTCCCCGTGATAAACATGATGACCAAGTAGATGCTATGGCATATCTTGGGTTTATGATAGATAAACTTATCGAGGCACCTACTAAGGAAGAGATAGATAATGAAGAGTATTATGACGAGCAGCGAGAGGGAGATCAGCACGAGCTTGGAAGATCAGAATGCACTGGATATTGAATCCATCCTAGCATCAACGAATGTTGTAGATCTTCTGAATGATGAGACTCTCCTGAGTATTGGTCACAGTACCGCAGAGGGTTATGAAACTGATATGGAATCTCGCCGTCCATGGGAGAAGGACTTAACCTCTTGGACAAAGCTTGCATTACAGATCTCAGATGAAAAGACTTTCCCTTGGCCGAATGCAGCCAACATCAAGTTCCCTTTGTTAGCCACTGCTGCTATGCAGTTTGCAGCCCGTGCCTATCCTGCCTTAGTCCCGTCACTTGGTGATGTTGTTAAGTGTAAGGTTATCGGTCGTGATCTGGATGGAACAAAAGCAGAGCGCGCACGGCGTGTCTCTATCCATATGTCCAATCAAGTTATGAACGAGATGGATGATTGGGAAGAGGACATGGATCGCCTCCTTATCTCCTTGCCTATCGCTGGTACATGCTTTAAGAAAACTTATTGGGATACCAGTAAACAAAAGAATTGCTCCAAACTTGTTCTTCCTAAATTCCTTATCGTCAATAATGCTTGTCGTAGTTTGGAAGAGGCAGAGCGAATTACAGAGGTATTGTTCTTAACAAGGCGGCAAGTAAAAGAACGTCAGAATCGGAAGATCTATGCAGATATTGATTTAGATCTTCCTGGAGATATATGGGATGTTAGTAGTATTACAGTAAACCGATCGTTTCAACTGGACAATACTGATGACATCACCACTCCTTACACAATCTTAGAACAACATACATATCTGGATCTAGATAACGATGGTTATTCTGAACCATACATTGTAACCTTTGAAGAGAGTACTCATAAGGTTCTTCGTATTGTTCCTCGCTTTACAGACAATGATGTTATTGTAGATGATAAGCAGAAGGTTGTTGCTATCACTGCTGTTCAGTATTATACAAAGTATAGTTTCATTCCGAACCCCGATGGGGGTTTCTACGACATTGGTTTCGGACGCCTCCTTGGTCCTATCAATGAATCGGCCAATACCATCATCAATCAATTGGTGGACGCAGGTAGCCTGAGTAATCTTCAGTCTGGATTTATTGGCAAGGGTCTTCGGATTAAAATGGGCGAGACCCGTTTCCAACCCGGAGAGTGGAAAACAGTTAACTGTACTGGTGACGATATTAAGAAGCAGTTGTTCCCACTACCTGTACGTGAACCAAGTACTGTTCTATTTCAACTGTTAGAACTTCTGTTACGTTCTGGTAAAGAGCTTGCCTCTGTTGCTGAGATCATGACGGGTAAGATGCCAGGACAGAATACACCAGCTACTACTACCATGGCTACTATCGATCAGGGCATGAAGGTGTTCACTGCGGTTTACAAACGTGTTTATCGATCACTCTCTAAAGAGTTTCGAAAGATGTACAAGTTAAATAAAACATATATGAACCCAGAAGAGTATATTGCAATCTTGGATGACAATATCCAGCAGAGTGATTACGATGGTCCAGAAGATGATATCATTCCAGGAGCTGATCCTACTTCGATTAGTCCACAAGATAAGCAAGCCAAGGCACAAGCGGTTATGCAGATCTTGCAACTCGGTACGATTGATCCAATGTTTGCTACAGAAATGTACTTGGATGCACATGATATCCCAAATAAAGAGAAGGCACTTAAGCAACCTTCGCCACCTGCTCCTGATCCTAAAGTAGAGCTTATGAAAACTAAAGCTCAACTGGAAACTCAGAAAGCATCTCAGGATATGCAGATTAAAGAACGGGAAGCCCAACTTCGATCAGCGGGAATGCAACAAGATTTACAGATGCAGGCCATGTCAGCACAACAAGATGCCCAAAGCAAGAACGTGGAAGGCATCTTGAAAGCAAGAGCAGCACAGCAGGGGTTACAGCAGACAGCAGAACAAGGTAAACTTAAACTTATCACTGCGGCTATGACTCATGCACAGAAAATGAAACAATTAAAAGATAAACACAATCAAACTAAAAACGGCTAAGGAGCTATTTACACATGACTTTAAGTGATTTCCAGAACTGGTCTATGGACCCTGTTACCAAAGCATTCTTCGAGGCGTGTAAGATTCGTATCGAAGATGCAAAGGAAACTCTGGCAGCAAGTGCTGGCTTAGATGCAGTTAATGATAATTTCAATCGAGGTTTCATTGCTGCTTATAACGAGATGCAAGACTTTCATGTAGAAGATCTGGAGGGTGCAGAATGATTACGCCTCTCCTGCATCGTATTCTACTGAAATTGGATGATGTTGAAAAGAAGACAGCAAGTGGTATTGTTATTCCTGAGTCTGTTACTGAGAAGGAACGTAAGGCAGTTGAGATTGGTGTTGTGATCTCGATTGGTGAGACGGCCTTCAAGGACTACGGTGGGAATGAGAGTACGCTGGCTGTGGGTGATCGCGTTATCATCGCACGTTATAGTGGCAAAGAGATTCAAGATAATGATGTCAAGTACATCATTGTCAACGATGAAGACATTCTCTGTATTACTAAGGAAACCAAATGAACGATGAAGTCATTGTAGATGCACCAGAGGCCGTAGAAGCCGACGAAACTATTGACCAACCCGAGAGTACACCCCAGGCTCCTGCGTACGAACAGGAAGCCCGGGAACAGGGTTGGCGGCCTAAGGATGAGTGGGAAGGTGAACCTGAGAAGTGGCGTCCAGCTAAAGAGTTCGTAGAACGAGGTGAACTCTTCGGTAAGATTGATCATATGGGTAAGGAGTTGAAGGAGACCCGTAAGGCTCTCAAGATGCTCCAAGAACATCATACCAAAGTCAAGGAAACTGAATACAATCGTGCAGTAGAAGAACTGAAGGCATTGCAGAAGCAGCATCTTGCTGATGGTGATGCAGACAAGTATCTGGAAACGACAGAGATCTTGCAGGATTTGAAGACTGAGCAGAAGGCCCGCGCTATTGTACAGGAAACTGCACAACCGCCTGTTGATCCTCGCTTCACCTCTTGGACTGAGAAGAATTCATGGTATGTTAAAGATGCCCGAATGCGTGATTATGCTGACATGGTTGGTGGAGATTACGCTAAGAAGAATCCTTCAATTGATCCAGAAGATGTTCTGGTCTATGTCACTGCTGAGGTTAAGGAACGATTCAAGGATCGCTTTGTTAATCCGAATCGAAGCAAACCGAATGCTGTCGAAGCTGGCGGTGGTGGAAACCCCGCAGCGAAAGAGAAGTTTACTATGACGGATGATGAACGGAAGGTGATGAACACTTTCATTCGTGCTGGAGTCATGAGTAAAGAAGATTATATCAACGAACTTAAATCAAGTAGAGGAAGTAAGTAATGACTGTTACTAAATCCACCCGTCCGCAGAGGGCAACACGCAAGCCTTTACATCAACGAGGCCCATTGAGTATTTCTGGGGAAAAAGACCCCAATTTTCATTACAGGTTTGTTAATGATCGAGGTAGTCGTATTTCTAACCACCAAGAAGCCGGTTGGGAATTGGTCGATGAGGCAAGTCTTGTAGTAGGTGACTCACGAGTAAAGGATGTGTCTGATATCAGTTCTGTTAGGCAGGTTACAAGCGATGATGGTACTGTTTCGTTCTTGATGAAGATTAGGAAAGAGTATTACGAAGAGGACCAAGCATCTAAACGTGCTATTAATGACGAACAAGAACGGGCACTACAAACTGATGCCTCCAGTATGGGTTATGGGACTTTGAAACAGTCTGCTACCTAATGGAGAATACAACAAAAAGGAAAATGAATGGCTAATATTTCTAAGATTAACGGGTTCCGTCCTGTTAAGCACTTGAATGGCTCACCCTACAACGGGCAGGCAAATATGTATGAAGTTCCGGCGGGTGAAGCTGTCCCGGTCTTCGTTGGTGACTTGGTTGTCCTGTCGGATTCGGCAGGTACTACAGGTCTTCCGGCAGTTGAAGCTGCTGTTGGTGCCTCTGCACAGGTTGCTACTGGTGTTATCGTTGGGGCTGTTGTTGGCATTATCAACAACAAGCTTGATCCATTGGATGGTAGTATGACTGCGGGTTCTATCTTGCTTGATACGCCTCAGTATCGTCCAGCATCGACTAAGCAACTCATCTTGGTTGCCGATAGTCCTGATCTGATCTTTGAAACGGAAGCAGATGCCTCTGTTGCTCTGGCTGATGTTAGTCTCAATGTTGGTATCGGGGCTTCGGCACATACCAATCCGTTGCTTGTTGGTACGTCACCGATGTATGCGTACTCGACTACTGCACCAAGTGCCTCGGCAACGCGACCATTGCAAATTATGGGCATTGTTAAGCGCCCAGATAATCAACCTGCGACCGCCTTCAACAAGGTGCTAGTTAAAATCACCACCCACGCATACGGCAATGCCGTTGCTGGTGTTTAAGGAGGAGTAGAATATGGGTATTATCACTTCAAGCAGCTTTGCGAAACTGCTGTGGCCTGGTCTGAATTCGATCTATGGCAAGTCGTATAACGATTATCCTGTTGAATGGGATCAGTTGTTCGAAAAGAATACGTCGGATCGTGCATATGAAGAAGATCTGGGACTTAGTTCCTTTGGTCTGGCTTCGGTTAAGACGGAAGGCGCTCCGATCAGTTATGATACGGAACGTCAGGGCTTCACTTCGCGTTACAACAACGTTGTATACGCTCTGGGTTTCATCATCACGCGTGAAATTTACGAAGATGACCAGTATGGCAAGGTTGGTGCTCAAAAAGCTAAGGCTCTTGCACGTTCGATGCGACAAACGAAGGAGATTGTGGGTGCGGGTATCTACAACAACGCCTTTGCTGGTTCGGGTAAGCTCGGTGGTGATGGCAAGACCATGATCGCGGCGGATCACCTGAATGTTGCGGGTGGTACATTCTCGAATCGTATTGCTACGGACTCGGATTTGAGCGAAGCTGCTCTTGAACAGGCTGTTATTGACATTGCAGGTTTCCGTGATGATCGTGGTCTGCTGATTGCGGCTCGACCGGAGAAGTTGGTTATTCCGTACCAGATGCAGTTTGAGGCTAAACGTATTCTGGGTGCTGAGGGACGTGTTGGTACGGATCTGAATGATCCGAATGTTCTGAAGGATATGGGTATCTTTAGCAACGTCGTTGTTAATCACTATCTCACGGACCCGGATGCTTGGTTCATTCTCACGAATGTCAAGGATGGTGTTAAGTACTTTGAACGACGTGCAGATCAGTTCGAAATGGATAATGATTTCGATACTGAGAATGCTAAGTTCAAGGCTACGGCCCGTTACGCTTTTGGTTGGTCTGATCCGCGTGCTGTGTACGGTTCGCCCGGCGCTTAATTAATATAACTAGGACTCGTAGAGGCGAAGTAAGTGGAAACTAATATACCAGCCTAGTTAAATATGAGGAAACAAATATGCCGATTCGTCCGAATCTTCCCGTGGGTGTTACATCTATCACTCCTCCGGCAGTAGATGTATATAGCAAGTTTATTCTAGTCTCTCGTACTGATGCTACCGCATTTGATGCGATGGTACTACCTAAATATGCTATCATCTCTGCTGTATTAGTAAATGGTCAGGCTGTCTCTGATTCTGCTACTAGTGCTAGTATTAGCATTGGTACCAATCCTGGAACTACAAATGAAGTCTTGGCTGCCTATGATGTTAAGGCTGCTACAGGAAAAGGTAATTACACGGCTGGTGCTTTTGCTGGTACCAACGTGGGAGTTGTTAATACCAGTCAAGCTGGTAATCTGTTGGATGTATTGTACAAAGCAAAGTATACAGAAGTGGGTGCCAGCACTGTCGGTGGCCCTTGGTTAGTTGAGGTCGAGTACTATTTCCCACAACAGGGCAGTACGTACTAAGACTTAATTCCTAGGGGAGACGATAACTTAATTGGTTATCTCTCCCCTATTTCATTGGTGAGGTTAAAATGAGTGCAAATGTTTTTATTAAGAGTGGCTTTGTTAAGGATGTTCTGGCTCCTACTGTCGCTGCTACACTGACTGGTCCTTGGATGTTTAAGGATGCTCCTAATACTGCTATTCAAGTAGTTGCTACGGCTGCGGCTACAGTTATATTTGAGGTATCTAATGATGGAGTAAATGTAATAGCTACGGCACTTGGTACTGTTACTTTAGCTGCTGCGGGTAGTGATGGTTTTGTTACCTCTGCTCCTTGGAAATATCTTCGTGCTAGGATTACTGCTAATTCTGGTACTGTTAATGTTACGATGTGTTCCTAATGTCTACTACCACTAATCCAAAAGTTACAGGTCAAGTAGATTATGCTAGTATTCCTATCTTTACTACTGCTCCTAGTAATCCATTAGAAGGTTCTGTTTATTATAATAGTACTCTACATAAACTACAAGTGCGTACAGCATCTGCACGGGAAACTATTACCTCTGCCTAACTAGGAGATATTATGAGTAGAAATCAATACATCTCAGGGCAATGGAATCTTATCTGTGATTCTTGTGGAAAAAAGATAAAGGCTGGGCAAGCACATAAACGTTGGGATGGATTGATTGTCTGCTTAGATGATTATGAACAACGACATCCACAGGATTTTGTTCGCGCAAGGCAGGATAAAATCTCTGTGCCTTTTTCCAGACCACGCCCGGAAGATGTTTTCATCCCAGTTACATATAACCTCTATTGTGATACTGGTTATTATGTTGTAGGTTATGTAGAGGAATTAATATGACAACAGTTGTTATAAGAGCAGTAAAAGGTGTTGCACTCACCTATAATGAGATGGATGCCAACTTCATAAATCTGAATACAGATAAACTAGAAACAACAAGTATCGGAACAACGGTACAAAGGTATAGTGCAAATTTAGATTCTTTTGCAACTGTCTCTCCCACAGCAGCCGGATTGACTTTATTGGATGATGTGGATGCAACGGCACAACGGGCAACACTAGGGGCGCAAAAGACGCTAGTATCTGGATCGAATATTAAGACAATTAATGGTACAAGTCTGTTAGGTAGTGGTGATGTAGCTGTATCTGTTGCTGACGGGGATAAGGGTGACATTACCGTGTCAGCCTCCGGTACTGTATGGAGTGTGGATGATAATACAATCACACCATCCAAACTCACGCAGAAACCTACACTAGGTACATCTGTGGCAACTACCTCAGGCACCGCGATAGATTTTACTGGAATTCCAAGTTGGGTTAAACGAATTACGGTGAGTCTTAGTGGAGTTAGTACCAATGGAGCCAGTTTAGTACAGGTTCAGTTAGGAGCTGGCACTATACAAACTACTAGTTATGCGGGTGCGGCTGGTTTCTATCCTACCGCTACAGGCGCATTATTTACTACTGGTATAGGACTTGAGGCAGTAGGTAGTGCATCTCAAGTTAGGCACGGAAGTGTAGTATTAGTAAGTATGGGGAGTAATATGTGGGGATGCACTGTCAATATCGGCTATTCGCACGCGGCTGTTGTGAGTCAAGGTGGTGGCTCAGTGACATTAACGGGAGTTCTTGACCGCATCCGCCTCACTACAGTAAATGGAACTGATTTATTCGATGCCGGCTCTGTTAATGTTATGTATGAGGGTTAATAAATGAGATATGAAACCGATGTTAGTACAGGTATTACTACTGAACACGAGGATGCTCCAGGAAATCCTGATATAGTTAAGACTAAAGCACAACTAAAAGTGGAAGAACTACTTGCTCTAGGTACTAAATATAAAGAAGATATGTTAGTATTACAAATGAATTGGTTAACTGTATCTGTAGCAGATGGAACGACAGAAGTAGATAAAAAGACATTGATCCAAGGGGATATTGCTGACTTAAAAGCAAAGTATGTCGCCGATAAAGTAATAATTAATCAGAAGTATTTATAAAGGATTTGTATGGAAAATGTTGAATATTACTCACATGTCTATTGCCCTATCTGTGGTTCTATTATGATACATACAGAAAGTGATGGGATGATGGGTTGGTTATGTACTGACCCGGATTGTGCATTCTTCGAACCTGATCCGATTTGATATGGATGAGAATGGAATATACCATGAGATGCGGAGAGAAGTAGATTTTCTGTTACAAACTCATATGGAAGAAGAGTCAATTAAATTTGACCTTATACAAGAAGATATTAAACAACTACGATCTGATATGAAAGCCTTCACTGATGCTTGGCAACAGGCAAAGGGTGTTGTCACTTTCATTAAATGGGTTACTAGTATAACAGGTGGCTTAGTTGCTATCTTTTTATTTGTGAAGGATCATTGGAGATGACTTCTGGAACAACCACATTCTCTGTTACTCGGGATGAATTGATTAAAGGGGCTTTGCGTAAGATTGGTGTGGTTGCTCAAGGCGAAACTCCCACAGCCACACAGATCACTGAGGCGGCCTTTGCATTGAATCTGTTGGTCAAGGCATGGGAAGCAGACGGAATGCCCCTGTGGGCCTTGCGTACAACTCCTGTGCCCGTTGTGGCAAATAAGACAACATACACATTAGGAACAGCAGTTACTAATGACGTTGTTACAGATAAACCACTCAAGGTTACACAGGCATGGAATAGATCTACAGGGAATATTGATATTCCTATGCGCCTTCTCACCAAACAAGAGTACAACATTCTTGGTAACAAACAGACTACTGGAAAACCTATTCAGTTGTACTTTGAACCCCTATTAAATAATAGTGCCATCTCCCTCTTTCCTATACCTAGTGCAGCAGAGGTGGGACAATCCACTATCTATATTGTGTATCAACGTCCATTTGAAGATTTTAATTCTGCTACAGATGTTCCGGACTTCCCACAAGAATGGTATGATGCCGTTCTCTACGGACTTGCTGTGCGACTGGCACCAGAATATGGAGTCCCATTAGATCAACGGCAACTGCTCGGTAGAGAGGCCGCAGATATTAAACTTGCAGCACTCTCCTTTGGAAATGAAGAAGGCTCGCTTTTCTTCGGGATTGAGCGGAGAGGTTGGTAATGGCTACACAACTAGAAGATGTCAGTAACCAAGTAGCGCAAGAGAAGATTGGAGATAGTAGATTACGTAATGAAGCCATACGTAAACAGATGCAAGATCCTTGGACAGAATCTACTATAACTACTTCCGGTGATACTCCTACATCTTTACAGAACATTTATTCCAATGCAGGACAAACACCAACACAAGCAAGTACATATGGTAGTTTATTGAATAACTTTAAAGCTCTTGGATTAGATAATGGTACTGACACAAATAATAATGCACTAACTACTGACGATACCTCGGGTAAAAGTTGGACTACACAAGGTTGGGCTGCACCTGCTGCTGGGGCTGGTGCTAATCTTTTAGGGGCTGGTGCCTACTCTGGCCTTGGTTCTGCTGCTGTTAATTTTGCACAAGGAAATACGGCGGCGGGTACTGGTAATCTCGCATCGACTTTAACTAGTCTATTTAATAAAGGAAATGTCCCTGGTCTGTCTGGTGCTGTTGGTACATTAGCATCTGGTCTTATGGGTGATAAGAGTGCCTCTGAGATCGGATATGGCCTTGCTAACTCTGGATTAGGTACATTGTTTACAATGGCAAATCCGCTAGCTGGAGCAGCCTATAGTGTTGCACGTATGCTAGGATTTAATCCAGCACAAGGAATTGCTTCTATGTTTGATACTAGGAATTATGGTGAAGAGGGGGGTCATATAGGGGGCTTCTTTACTAAACCCTCAGAGTATACAGGTTATACACCGGGACAGGCATATGAACCAGGAACTAATAACCTATCAACTGGAAATACCGCAGGCTATTCAGCAGGAACTGCTCATTACGGGTATTCTAATCCTGCTGCTAGTTATGGTGGTTACACAACTAGTAGCAGCAGCGATGGTGGAGATTAAACAATGGCAGCAAGACAGAGAACAAATAAATATCAAGTACAGGAAGTACGGTTGCCAA